GGAAAGCGGCGTACGTGCAGTCGTCTTTAAGCAACAGGCGGGCTTTCGTGTTACCGTCGGACCCAAAGCGGGAAAGAAGCAGTACGGTTTCCATAAGAACCGGCGCGGCGAATTAAAACCTATCCTGCTGTGGGCCGAACTGGGAACGGAAGACCGCCGCACTAAGTCTAACGGTGGAAAGCATACCAGGCAGTGGACAGGCCGTTTGCGCAGTGGCCACTACACCGGCAGAATGAAGCGCTACGGCTTTATGGCCCAGACCTTAGACCAGGTGGAAAGCACTGTTACCGAAAACCTGCATAACGAAGTTATCCAAAGCGTCGAAAACGTAGCTAAGAAGTATGGCTGTAAATAAAACGTCTCTAAGCATAGGCGCGCTGATCCGCGAAATACTGCTGGACAGCGCCGACGTAGCGGCCCGGACTAACAAGGTTTACCCGGTGGCCACTGACAAAGCCGAACTGCCGTACATATTGTACCGGCGCAGTGCTTTGGAACAGACCGCCCAGAAGACCGGACAGCCGGGCGCCGATACCGTGCAGCTGGAAGTGATCTGCTTTGCCGCAGACTACGACGACTGCCTGGAACTGGCCGAAGCCGTGCGCGGCGCCCTGGACAACAGGCGCGGTATGCAATCTAACGACGAAACCCTGGCGCTTAGCAGCTGCCAGCTGGTGGACAGCGAAGAAGCCTGGCAGGACGACGCCTACGTACAGCAGCTGATCTTTAACGTAAAAGTTTAACGAATTAACAGTATACAGCAATGGCAAAAGAAGCACGCACAGGCTACTGCAATGGTAGCGATATGCTGGTTTACGTGGGCGGCAAGGCCGTAGGCCACTGCACCAGCCACACTGCGACGTTTAACAGCGAGACCAAAGACCGCGCCGTTAAGCCGGTAGCATCTGCCGGTCTTTCTGCCGGACTGTGGAAAGGTAAGACCGTTACCGGCCTGTCCATTTCCATTTCCGCAGAGGGTCTGGTACACTACGACGAAACCGAAAGCGGCTTTAAGGAGCTGTTAGCGGCCTGGAAGACCGGCGCCCCGGTTACCGTCAAGTGTATGGAACGCGCTAACGATAACGAACCCTACCTGGAAGGCAGCTTCGTTATTACCAGCCTGGAACGTACCGACCCCGCACAGGACGACAGTACGTACAGCATACAGCTGGAAAACAACGGCGAACCCTCTACGCTGGACGAAACGGCTATTACCGAAAACGTGTAAACCCCGGTATCGGTTATGGCTAAAATCGAAATCAAGATTAACGGCGAAGCATACCCCTGTAGGCCCACTATGGGGGCTATGCTGCGCTTTAAGGAGCAGACCGGTAAGGAAATTACCGAACTGGACACCAACAGTTTTACGGACTTGTGTACGTATCTGTGGTGCTGCATTAAGTCTGCCTGCGCACGTGAACAGAAACAGTTTGACTTATCGCTGATCGAGTTTGCAGACAGCATCGACCCCGACGATATGAACGCCTGGGCCGCAGCTGTGCAAGCGGAGAACGGCGGCGAAGCACCGGCGACCGACCCAAAAGCGTAAGCCCTGCAGGCATCTACGATTTGCTGGGCGTGGCCCTGGGCTGTATCGGCCTGTCGTACGACGACTTCTGCAACCTGTACGCACAGGAATTTGCAGCTATTAACAAGGCGTGGTACCAGCAGCAGGAAGCCTTACAGCAGGGCGAATGGGAACGGACGCGAATACTGGCCGCTATTACGATCCAGCCGCACGTCAAAAAGAAACTGACCCCGGAAAAGCTACTGCCGCTTCCGTGGGATCGTAAGAAAAAGCGCGCCGCTGCTGACGCGCCGAAGCTTACAAAGGAACAGCAGCACCAACGCTTTAAGGAATTGTTACACCGCTTAGGAGAGGATTAGAACTATGGCTGGCAAAAGCACTATATCTATAACTTTCAAGCTGGACGGAGACGGTAACGGCTTTAAGACCCTGGCGCAAGACGCAGCGGGACTTAAGCAGGCTATTACAGCCACCCTTTCCGAAGCAAAACAGCTAAAAGGAAACGTAATAAACTTCGCAGCACTGGCCACCGGCATAGATGCTGCGCAGCGTAGCTTTGGCCAGCTGCAAAGCCTTATGGGCGATTTGGCCCAGTCCTACCAGCAGCAGGAAATAGTCGAAACCCAGCTAACTACCGTTATGCGGCAGCGTATGAACGCTACCGACGACGAAATAGCCAGCATTAAAGAGCTGGCCAGCGAACAGCAGAAGCTGGGTGTTATCGGCGACGAAGTGCAGCTGGCCGGTGCCCAGCAGGTGGCCACTTTCCTTAAAGAGAAAAGCAGCATAGACACCCTGCTGCCGGCTATGAACAATTTGTTAGCCCAGCAGCACGGCGTGAACTCTACCACTAACGACGCGGTAAGCGTGGCTAACCTTATGGGCAAGGCTATGCAGGGCCAGGTATCGGCCCTTACCCGCGTGGGTATTACCTTTAGTGAAGCCGAAGCGCAGGTGCTTAAGTACGGCACGGAAAGCGAGCGCGCGGCCGTCCTGGCGCAGGTTATTACTAACAACGTGGGCGATATGAACGCCCAGTTAGCCGCCACGGACAGCGGTAAGCAGGCGCAGTTAGCTAACAAGCTGGGCGACATTAAAGAACGCCTGGGCGAACTGGCTAACGGCGCTATGCCTTTCGTTACGATTACTTCTTCTACTATTACCGCCCTGGCCAGTATTACCACGCTGGCCGGCGGTATTAAGACCCTAACCACCACCGTATACGCCAGTGTAAAGGCTTTTGCCCTGTCTACGGCTGCCGTGGTTAAAAACAAAGTGGCTACGCTGGCCGCTGCTGTCGCCCAGAAGACCGTAGCTATAGCTACTAAGGCGTGGACGGCCGTACAAAAGGTGCTAAACCTGGTATTGTCGGCTAACCCTATTGGCATAGTTATTACGGCCATAGGCGGCCTGGTGGCGGCCCTGGTGGCGGCCTACAACAATAGCGAAGACTTCCGTAATATCTGTAACCAGGTATGGGGCGTAATTAAGCCCCTGGCAGACGTTATTATGGGCAGCTTAGTTAAGGCTTTCCAGTGGCTTATCGACAAGGCGAAGCAGGCGTGGCAGTGGCTGTCTAACATACTGGGCCTGGGTGGCAAGAAAGCCGAAGTTACGGTGGACGTGAAGACCACCGGCGGCGACGATCTGGACGTAGACGCGCTGGCCAGCAAATACGCTGACGCCGGAAAGAAGACCGGCACCGGTGGCAAGACTACTGGCGCGGCTGCAGCTCCCGCCCAGCCGTCCGGTATTATCGGACAACTGGAAGCCCAGCTGGCAGACGCCCGCAAGCGCCTGGAAGACGCCACTAGCGAAGCCGCTATAGAAGCCATTAACCGCGAAATCGCGGCCTACGAAAGCCAGCTGGATAAGTACCGCAGCCTGGGCGTGGAAGTGGCCGAAGAAGTGAGCAAAGGCGTAGAGGATAACGGCCCTATTTGGAAAGCCGACGCCGCCACCCTGGCCGACATTTCCGGTAACCTGGATATACTGCAGAAGAAGCTGCAGACGGCCAGCCTGGAAGAAGCCGCCGGCATTAACAAGGAAATAGCCCTGTGGAACGAAAAGGCCGAAGCCATAAAGCACGCCGGCGAAGCTGCCGAACAGGCCAGCGTTACTGCCGGTGCTGCGCTGCGCTCTACGTGGGGCGGCCTGCGCCAGGTAGGCAGTGGCGTAGAGGGTATAACAGATGCTATCGAGGGTAACGGCAGCGCCTGGCAGCGCCTGTCCGGTATCGTGGACGGCTTCTTTAGCATCGTAGACGGCATAAAGGGCGTTATAGCGATTATCGAGACACTGACCGGTATAACACAGGCGCACACCGCTGCAAAGGCCGCAGAAACGGCCGCAGTGGCTACGGAAGCCGCCGCAGAAGTTACCGCCGGCGGCCAGAAGATCGCTACTAATTCTGCCGTGGCTGCGTCTAACCTGGCGCTGGCCACCACTAACACCCTGGCTGCAGGATCGGGCGCGGCTTCCGCTGTGTCCAGTATTCCTTATATCGGCCCTATCCTGGCTGTCGCTGCTATCGCTTCCGTTATCGGTGCTATTCTGGCTATCCCGAAGTTTGCAAAGGGCGGTATAGCCTTTGGCCCTACCCTGGGTATGTTTGGCGAATATGCCGGCGCCGCGAATAACCCCGAAGTCGTGGCCCCGCTGGACAGACTGCGCGATATGCTGCAGCCCGCAGACGGTATGGGCGGCCGCGTTAAATTTACTATCGAGGGCCGCACCCTGGTAGGTATACTGGAAAAAGAAACCGACTTAAGACGCCGCAGCTAATATGGCCAAATACTTACGATACGCAGGCGAATTTTTGAGCCGCGCCGGCATTACCTGGCGCGTAGAAATTCTGCAGGAAGCAGACCAGCCGTTTGCTTCCGTCGGCGTGCTTACCTTTGAAGCCGACGAACCGCTGGTAATCGAGTGGAAGAAGACCGAAAAAGAAGACGTGCTATGCGGTTCCAGCGCTTCGCTTCGCATCGAAAGCCCCGGCGACCGCACCTACGAAGACCTGTATACAATCCAGGTAGGCGCTATCCGTATGGACGTCTACAGGGCCGGTTACCTCTACTGGTCTGGTACACTTGATCCAGAATTTTACGAAGAACCCTACGAAAGGGCATCTAAGTACCCGGTACAGCTGACGTTTTCCGACTTCGGTATACTGGGACGTCTCAAATATAACCTGGGCGATATGCAGACACTATACGCCATAGTGTCCGACGCCCTTACCCGCAGCGGCATTAACTATACCAGTATCGACCAGTCGCTGATTAGCGCCTATATTTCCAGCAGCAAAATAACGCTGGGTAGCCTGCGTATGCGTAGCGACAACTTCTACGACGAAGACGGCGAAGCATCGACGCTGGAAGACGTGCTGGTAGGCATTATGCAGCCTTTGGGCCTGCGAATGATCCAGCGGAACGGCCGTATATGGGTTTACGATCTTAACGGCCTGTACACCCTGGCCCAGCAGGCGCAGATCGTCTGGGACGGCGCCAGCCAAACTATGGGTACCGACAAGGTGGCCAATAACATAAAGATAACCTGGAACACTTACGCACAGGCCGGCAAGCAAGGCCCAGAAGACTGCTGGAAAGAGACCACCGACAAGAACCTGGTAAACGTCAATAATACCAGTATGAAACCCAGCGGCAACTGTCAGTATATTAGCTACCACTACAGTACCGATATGCACGACTGGTTCGACGCAACGGACGCGGGCTTTACCCTGTGGCTGTGCGAACAGCAGTACGGTAAGAACGCCACCCTTAACGCCGCCGGTATTCGCTTCTTTAAGATCGTGGAACAGAACGACGGCGAAGAAAGCGAGGGCGTGGCCGTCCTGTGGACTGGCTACCACGGTTACGCCGTGGGCGGTGGTGGCTGGTTTAGCAACAGCGAAGCCGCTATTAGCTGGCAGCCCTACGGCCTGCAGGGTATTAGCTTCGACGGCAGCTTAACTGATATGGGCTATAACCTGGCTACCGTCCTGGGCGGCACCCTGGCCGCCTGCGGTGGTAAGCTTTTTACCAGCGAAAAAGTCTATATCCCGCCGGTAGATAACGCAAATAGCCTGCTGCTGCGCATTACCCTGCCTATGCTGCTGGACTGCCGCTTTAATCCTTTCGAACAGGCAAGTAACCTTATGAAAGGAAAGAAGCAGAAAGACTGGTACCAGCAGTGGGGCGACTACGGTAACTTCGTGTATATCCCTGTTACGCTTAAATTCCAGCCGGACGGCTCTAATACGATCTACTGCTGGACTAATAAAAGCGTCGTTAGCCGCGACGTGAACAGCAGCCCTGTGCGCACCCTGGAAGAAACCTACGGCAGCTGGCAGGTTTACCGGCCGAACAGCGACGAAGCGCCGGACGTGTGGGGCTACCTGGCCTACTGGGATAAGAAGAACGAAGAAAACGGCTGCTACGGCGTTATGGGCTGGAAGACCAACCGGCCCGGCAAGAACCCTTACACCGGCAGCGTTACCACCCTGCTTAAAGAGTGCGAAGACGGCCAGTACGTGCCGTTTCCGTCCAGCGCCCGCGGTGGCAAACTGTGGCTGGAAGTGCGGAAGTCTGGCTGGATCATAGTAGACGGCAGTAACAATCTGCCGACCGGCAGCGAGACGACCAACCCTAAAGACCTGTGGCACAAAATCGGCCTTATCCTGTTTAAGCTGCCGCAGTTCGAAATCGTGAACCGCCAGCAGTTCGATATGGCCATAAACACCGACGACGTGGAATACCAGGCCCAGATTAACGCAGCTGCTAAGGAAAGTATTAACCTGGACACGATCTGCGGAACCCACAAAGACGGCGTGCCTACCGCCCGCGGTGCCTACTTCAATAACACCAGCGGCCAGCAGGTAAAGACCCTTACCAGGGCCGGGCGCACTACGCAGGCAGAAGAACTGCTGATAGGCACCCTGTACAGCCAGTACGCGGAAAGGCGTACTACGCTGTCTGGCGAAGCCCAGCTGCCGACCGGTGGCGTTAAAGCTTATACCGAACAGAACCAGGGCGAAAAACTTTTCCTTATGCAGTCCGAAGTCCAGGACGTAATAGCCGATACTTCCGACGTGCTGATAGTGGAGCTGCGCCCGGACGAATACGATAAAGCAACCGATTAGCGATATGGCCGAAAAAGAATTTATACTGCAAACCACCCTGCGCACTGCGCGGCCCAGAAGCCAGCGGCTGCGCGAGCTGGGCGCCGCTGTCGTAGAGGGCGGCAGCACCGTGGTAAATGTTACCGGCGGTGGCGGTGGCAGTACGCCCAGCGGCGACGGCCATACCCACGCAAACAAACCCAGCCTGGACGCTATTACCGTAGACAGCAACGGCTACGAATGGATAACCAGGCTAATAGAGACGACCGACCCGGAAACCGGCGAACCTACGACGGAAAGCGTTACCGAAAAGGTAAAGGCCGGCTATGCCGATATGGCCTACGACCTTAGCCCGAATAGCCCGGCTAACGCCCGCTTCCTGTCCAAGATCGCAGACGACGTGGCCGCTGGCCGTATTACTTTCCAGCAGGGCTTAACGGCCCTGGGCGTGGCCGTCTTCCAGGACGAAGCACACTTCGGCGACTTTGTTAAAAGCCTGTACGGCGGCACCGGCGGCGGCATCGACCCGCAGGGTAACGCAGAGTTTGAAAGCGTGCGGGTGCGTACCTACTTCGAAGCCGTCGAACTGATTATTAACCGCCTTAGCGCCTTAGAGGGCGAACAGATATTTACCGAAGCCGACACGATCGACAGTATAGACGATCTGGGCGACGGCACGTACGGCCTGCATCTTAAGAGCAAGTGGGACGGCTACTTTACGGCCATTTCTGCCGGCAGTGTCCTAAAGGGCATTATTAACAACCTGGGCGCAGCCGCCCTGGGCGTTACGGAAGATATGGGGCCGGCTATGTACACCAGTTGGTTTAGGGTAAACAGCGTAAACCCTGCTGCAAACTATATCGAAGTTTCCCTGTACCCGGATAACCAGGTACCCGGCGGCACGAATTACCCGCCGTGCGAGCTTATGAGGATAGCCCGCTGGGGACACCAGACCGACACGCAGCGGCAAAGCGTTTTTATGCTGTCTTCCACGGACGGCCGTATTACCCACCTTACCGGCGTTACTAAGCCGATTATAGACCGCACCAATTACGGCGCGACCTTTGGCACTACGCCCGAATTTCTGCGGGCTATGGACTTACCCCTGCGGGACGACCAGGACTACGTATACGTCCGCGGCCTTATCGCGCAGGATATTATACGCATCGACTACCAGGGCCAGCCGCTGGTAGAATACGTGGACAGGGGACAGTACGACCCGGACGCCACCTACTATAACGCCACCGTGAACCCGGCCACCGGCCAGTACGAAACGTCGGACGTCTGGTACCTGGGCTGCAAGTGGCGCTGTATGGTAACCGGTACCAGCGAAGCCCCCGCCTGGAACAGCACCGACTGGGCTATGGTAGAGGGAAACCCGGAATTTACCGTAGAGTTTGCCGACACAGACTACCTGTTTGATCCAGACCGCTTCGACGTTACGCTGCGCATCATAGCGAAGCTGTACAATATGGTTATTACGGACGACATACTGGATAACGACGTGGTTTGGACGCGCTACAGCGAAGACGAAAGCGGCAACCCGCGCACGGCCAGCGATAACGCCTGGGCTATACGCCGCGCCGGTGCCGGTAAGTCTATACGCCTTACGACTGCGGACTGCGACTTTAACGGCTATATCCCGCCGGTACTTCGCTTTACTGCTACCGTTACCCTGCGCGACGGCTCCACTGGCCAGCCCGCCGCCACTGACACTGCAAATTTTGAGTATTAGAGGATATGAAAACAAAACGCTTTGACTTCAACTTTAAGCCGTTACAGCTGAATATCACTATATCGGTGGACGGAAGCGTACCGGACAAGCAGAACTACAACGCCGACGCGGACGAATACACGCCGGACTACACCGTTACCCCGCTGATCCTGCAGCCGCAGGTTAGCCGTCTGGACAAAGACGAAATCGTGGCACCCGGTAACATAAATACCCTGCTGGCGAACGTAAAGTGGTACGAAATCGTAGGCGGTGTCCGTACCCTTATTACGTCCGAAAACACCCACTACGAAGTAACCGCCAGCGGCGGCCAGGCCGGCAGGATCAAAGTAAAGAAGAACGCCGCGCCCGAAAACCCTATTACCCTGGAATTTTACGCCGAATACGTGGACGGCCGTACCAGCCAGGTATCTGTTATCCACGCCACCCACCAGGTAAAGTGCGGTAACTCTACTACCTATATCCCGGAACTGGTGCTGGACGCTGCCGACCAGACGATTTACAACCCGCTTAACGACCCGGACACGCAGGCCGTACACGCCAGCCTGCGCGTGGGCGCCAGTGAGTGTGCCACCGCTAACCGGCAGTTTGTCTGGGAAGTGCTGCGCGCTAACGGTACCTGGACGGTGGCCGGTACTGATAACAGCGATTACTGGCTGTCCGTCTCCAACGACGGCACCACCTGCACGGTAAGCCGCCGGCTTATGGGCAGCGGCCAGATCGTGCGCTGCCGCGCTAAGTACAGCCCGGACGGCACCCCCGGCAGCGCGGCGCTTACAGATGCTGCGCCGCAGGCTATCGTAGCCTTTGTACGCCGTATTCCTAAGTTCGAATTTGACTACGCCCTGCCTACCAACATACCGGCCGGCCTGCTGCAAATGTACCCGGAAGTTTTGATATGGGACGTAAACGGCCCTATCGCAAACCCGGAAGCCGTGCTGCTGCCTGTCTGGTATATCGGCACGAACCAGGCCAGCGGGACACCCGCCAGCTACGCGCAGGTATCGCACGGCTACAGCCCGGTTATTCCTACCAGCTTCCTTAACACCCTGTACGGCGCGGTCGTGGGCCTGGACGTGAAAGACCCCGGCCCCCTGGTGCCGTGGGGCGACGCTGCCGGTGGCTGCTTTAAGGACGCGGACGGCAAAGTATTTTTGATCAAGTAAACTTATAAGTATAGGAACTATGGCACGTTACATTAAAGCAAACCCCAAAGTAGCCGCCTTTTTGGGGCTTATGAGAGACCGTAACACGGTTAAAGACGGCAATTACCTTTTGTGGCAGGCCGATATGCTGGCCTTTGGCCCGCTTACCCAGCTGCAGGAAACCTTAACGCAGATAGGCGGCCTGGCCCTGCTGGCCCACGAAGCCAGAGAAGAACAGGACGGCACCGTAACCCGCCCGCTGCCTACCCCTACCGACCCGCGCTTTATCATTGACGCGGCCGCGCAGGAAGAAACCCCCGAAAACGACGCCACAGGCGACGGCAACGCCGCGCAGGTAGAAGAACACGCCCAGCAGGACGAAAGCCCCGCAGAAGCCGTGGAAGCGCCCGCCAGCGAGGAAACAGACGGCGACGACAAACAGACCGACGAACCCGAAAACGACGATTAAGCTATGAGCAGCGCAAGTGCAACCAGGACTATTAAGTTTATCACAAAAGCAGGTACCTACACCGCCGTTATTATGAGTCCAAGCGGCGACCTGTACCAGGAATGGGAAGGAACCCTGGCCGACGTTACCGCCGTCCGGCCTAACTGGGCGCAAACTAAACCTATCCTGTATTTCGTCTGCACGTCCAGCCGTGTAGCAGAGGGCGTGGCCACCCCGGACAGCATCGACTACTACTTCAACGGTACGAAGATTACCTGGAACGGCGACACCTCTACCGGTACGTTTGCGGGCTACTTCAAAAAGGTAGCGCCCAGCGGCGACCAGCTCTACTACGGCCTGCAATTCCTTAACAACATAGCCGCTATAGCAGGCTACGCCCCGGCGGTTATCAAAATGGAAGCCACTATTAGCTACGGCACGCAGTCCGACACGATCCAGGCCAGCTATACTATCCCTATCCAGCAGGCCACCGGCAGCAGCTACCGCGTTACGATCGGCGCCGGCGATAACAAGAATTTTGTTATTACCGACAAGACCGGCAGCTGCATACTGAAAGCCTACGCCTACCAGTCCGGTAACGAGCTGTCCGCAGACCTTACCTACGCCTGGGAAAAAATGGGCGCTAACGGCTGGGAAACCCTGGCAGGCAAGACAGCCCGCACCCTTACCGTGCAGGCTTCCGACATTGACACGTACGGCGAATTTAGGGTAACCGTGTACCGTGGCGGTGCTGAAATCGGAAAGGATATACAGGGCGTTATGGACGCTTCCGACCCTTTCGACATAGACCCGCACCCGAACCCGGAAGACGAAGCTATTACCGAAGACACCAGCGGTAACGGCCAGGTGGTCTATACCCCGGTGGTGGTAAAGCGCGGCACCAACACGCAGGCCCTTACCACCCAGTTTTACTTCGTGCTTAAGGACGCCGCGGGCGTGTACCTCAACACCGACCGCAGCACCCCTTACGCGAGCTACACCGTAACCCGCGCGCACTGTATGCAGGCAGGCGGCGACGTGTCCGTAACGATCACTTCTGTACTGTAGGACTATGGGCGTAAAGAAAACCTGCGTAGTAAAGTTTATACGCAAAGGCGATACCGGCGCTAAAGGCGAACAGGGCGCAGTGCTGCGAGGGCCGCAAGCCTGGAGCGACTGCGCCACCGGTTACGCTTTTAAGCAGGGCGCGCCCGGCGAAGCCTGGCTGGACGTGGTGCTGTATAATAATTACTACTACCGCTGCAAGAAGTCGCACACAAAGGCGGCAAACAACTACCCCGGCAGCACTATAGCAGAAAACCAGGGACTTTGGGAGCTGGGCGACAGCATCGGCCTGGTAGCTACCAAAATCCTGCTGTCCGAATACGCGCTGGTAAAGAACCTGGGCGTAGAAACTATAGATATGAAAGACGGCCAGGGTAATATCCTATTCCAGGCCAAAGACGGAAACGTAACCTGCAAAACCGGTACGTTTGAGGGTATAACCGTAACGGACGCCCTTATTAAGCGGCAGCGTAACCCCTTTACCCAGATTAGCGGCAGCTTTACGGCCCTGGACGACGATACTATGCACACGCAGTACCTGTCCAGCCACGTATACGTTACCCTGGGCTGGGACGTGAAGCAGGCCGGACGTCGTATTACTGTGCTGGGTAGCGCCACTTTCCAGGCACCCGCGGATAGTACGCAGCACTACTACTTAGACGGCAAAGAAGTGCAGACCTTTTTAAGCACCCGCGAAATGACCGAATTAGTGGGCTGGGGTACTGCGTCTAAGTTCTATGGCTGGGTAGTGGTAGAGCGCCACGCTTTCCGTACTACGTATTTCCAGGGTCGCCAGCTGGACACCGTAGCTTACGGCATCGTGCAAGGTAGCAGCAGCGGTGTGTCCTTTGTGCAAAAACGTATAGGCTACAGCGGCGACGGCGATATTTACGTTACGCGCGGCGGTGTAGGTATTTACTATTTGTGGGTGCCGCTGGGCTGGTTTTACAGTGCTAACTATATCCACTGTATGGTCTGCGGCCGTGGTAACAACAAAGGCAGCGGCGGCAGTAGCGGCGAGGGAACCGGCCCTGTATACGCGCAGGTATATGGCGTTACTACGGCCGCCTACAACGGTACGAATATGTACCGGATAGAAATACATACCGCAGACGACAGCAGCGAAAACGACGGCGGCTTTTTCTTTGAGTTAAAGAACTTCGGCGCCTGGGACGACCAGAGTAACTAACAACCCTTTAACAGTATACTATTATGGCATTAGAACCCAAATTACTTAGCGGCCAGACCGCTACCGCCACAGTCGCAAGTGGCGAAAAATTCGTAAAGGTGGACGGCAACGGAAATACCACCTTAATTACCCTGGACAACCTGCGCAGCCAGCTGCTGGGTGGCCAGTCCCTTAACGCGCTGGAAGACGGCATATTTATTATGACGCACCGCAAAAGCGACGATTACCCGGTTATGTACAAACCGCACCTGTGGACGGCCCAGCAGAACGCTGGCGAAATCGCAGACGGTGTGGTAGTCGTAGAGGGTGGTAAAGTGCTGGTGGTGGCTCCTACAGAGAGCGACGCCGCCGGCCTGCTTTGGTCTTCCGAAGCCGTCAGCGGTGGCGGTGTTACCACGTCCGACCGTGTAACCGCCTACAACGACTGGGCCGGTAAGACAAATACCGCAGCCCAGATTACAAAGCCGCAGTGCCAGGGCGCAAGCTACGCCCCCGGTTTCTGTGCTGCCTACAGCCGCACCAACGCTAACGGCAAGGGCCTTACCGCCGGTAAGTGGTGGTTACCGTCCCTGGGCGAAATGATGATGATCTACGCCAATATGACGAAGATTAACTACGCCCTTAGCCTTATTTCCGGTGCGCAGCAGCTGGCAGAAACCTGGTACTGGACTTCTACAGAGTACAGCGCGGCGTACGCCTGGTTCTTGTACCTTAGCAACGGTGATATGGGCGGCCTCACTAAGGCCAGCTACAGGGGCAGGGTGCGCGCGGTTTCAGCATTTATTTTTTAGTCTTTAGTAGTCAGTCTTTAACCTTTCAAGTGTGGCGGCAGCCACACTAAAGCTTAGCATTAAGGTTTTATGGCAAACAAAGTTAAGCTGGTTTCCAGCACCCGGATATACTTAGACGCTAACGCGCTCCTGGATCATATTCTGGACATAACGCCGAATTTCCCGCGCCAGTACAAATACAGCATCGGCGCTAAGATGCACGAAATAGGCGTGGAACTGATACAGGACATAGCAGCGGCCTACCTCAACAGAGACAGGGAAACGCGGATAGGTTACCTGGTGGCTTTCCAGGTTAAGTTTGAAACCCTTAAAACCTTAATGCGAAAGGCTGGCGAAAGAAAATGGATTACTTCGAAAGGGCGGCACGCACAGATCGTAGAACTTATGGACGCTATCGGCAAGCAGTGTACAGCGTGGAAAAATTCGTTAGTATCGGCCCAGCAGGCCGACTGCGAATAATCGCCAGAACCAGGTAAGGTTACGACCGCCTGGGCGTGCGTTTTCCGTAATAAATGGGCCGTATACCAGCATTTCTGGTTAAGAGCAAGACAAGTACGGCGCAGACTGCGAGCCTTACAGAGTACAGCGCGACGAACGCCTGGAACTTGAACCTTAGCAACGGTAATATGAACAACAACACTAAGGCCAGCAACAGGAACAGGGTGCGCGCGGTTTCAGCACTTCTTACGGAAACAAGGTATTAAGAACGATACTATAAACACTTAGATAGATGATTACTACGGACGATATGCTACAGGCGTACTATGACTGCCGCAAACGGAAGCGGAGAACAGCCAGTGCGGTGGTATATGAAATGGACTACGAAGCGCGGCTAATCGCGCTGCGCGACCGGATCAATACCCGGCAATACGCGCCCGGTAAGTCTATTTGTTTTGTCGTAACACGTCCCCGGCATCGTGAAGTGTTTGCCGCTTCTTTTGAAGACCGGATAGTACACCACTACATAGCCCTGCGCTTAGAGCCGCTATTTGAACAGATATTTAGCCCGCGCACGTTTAACTGCCGCAAGGGCAAAGGCCAGCTGTACGGCGTTAAGATGCTGGAACGCGACCTGCGCACGGTAAGCCAGAACTATACCCGCGACTGCTGGGTAATGAAATTAGACCTTAAAGGCTTCTTTATGAGCATCGACCGCAAGATGCTGGCCGGCT